AAAAAAGTAGTTCAGCAATAGAAGGTGGTCATACGATAAATGCATTGCATGTTCCTGGTGGAGACCATACACCATTTTTTGTAAGTCAATCCGGAACAATGCACATATCCGGTTCCGGTAGATTACAATTTGACTCGACAGCAAATTATCCAAATTTAGTTTTCCCAGCAAATCATAGTGCAGACAAAATTCGTTTATACGCTGGAGGTAATGAAAAAATAGGAACAGCCGCTAATACAATTATCTACACCGCCGAAACCCATCAATTTAAAGATACAGACGGTAATGTTATACTTGAGATAAATACCAATGGACAAGCCGAAGCAGTTGAATTTATTAGTTCAAATGGAATTTTTGAATCTGATGATGCATCAACTAATTTAAAATTAAGACGAGGGCCGAATGATGATGATATAATTGAAATTGAAGCATCAGAAACAAAGATTTATGGAGATGCAGTAGAAAGAGTAAGATTTGGTAGTTATGGTATAAGAAGTAATTATATCGGAAGTGCTGGAACACCACCTTATAGTTTTGTGGCAGATACTAATACTGGTATTTATAGTAGTGGTGCAGATAGTCTTAATGTTACTACAGGTGGAAGTGAAAGAGTTCAAATAAATAGTTTAGGATTAAAAGTAGTGAATGGAGCTTTAGGTGTTAATGCTACACCAAATGGAACTGACGGAAGAATAGATGCTAGTAATGATGTTGTGGCTTTTTCATCAGACAAAAGATTAAAACAAAACATTAGATTTATAGAAAACCCACTAGAAAAAGTAAGTCAATTATCTGGGTTTATTTACAATTGGAACGAAAAAGCCAATAAAGAAGCTGGTTATGATATGGATAAAGATTATGTTGGAGTATTTGCACAAGATGTAGAAAAAATTCAACCAGAAGCCGTAAAGATAGCTCCATTTGATAATGACGGAACAGACAATTCAAAATCCGGAGAAAACTATCTAACGGTTCAATATGAAAAATTAGTTCCATTGTTAATAGAATCTATCAAAGAATTAAAGAAAGAAATCGAAGAACTTAAAAAACAATGACAATTACAGGTTCAGCACAAGTAAAGATGAGTGAGATAAATACCGAGTTCGGTAGAACATCAACTACTGCAAATACATCATTGGAAGATTTATCAGATGGAACCGTTGCAACAATCAATACTGGTAATGATTCAGGTGATAGACCTGATGGTTCTGCACCGCATGCAATGTCTGAGTTTTATTCTTATGACCACGACTTAGTAACTAATGCAACTTTCAATGCTTGGACTGGTAGTTTTAGTGGAAATGATATTACTTTCTCAGTTACAGTGGGTGGTTCAAATCAAACTAAAACTGGTTATGGAATTTTTGTAACTGGTTCAAGTGGTGCACTTTTAGTTGGTAAAAAACAAGTTTCCGGTGATACAATGGATACCACGGTTCAAATTAATATTTCAACAGATAATTTTAGTTCTGAGGGTGGATTTGTAAATATAGCAGATTCATCAGGTAGTTTCAATGACGGAATATCAGATTTAAGTGGTAATACTCAATTGTATTTTAAATTTAAAGCAATTCCACACGCAGTCAAAACAGATTCAAATTCTATTTATACATTATATTTAGAAAATAATGGTGGTGTAAATAGTGAAAAAGAACTTAGAGTAAATGCAAGTTCATTTGGTGGATTGTGTTTACACGAGTCTATTCCAGTAAACACACCTAACGGAGATAAACTAATTGGTGAATTAAATGAGGGTGATTTGGTTTACTCATATAATTTACAAACTAATCAAATTGAAGAAACTATAATTAACGAAATACAACAACCAGAACACGATAATTTATACAAAGTAAACGATTTACTTTTAACAGATGACCACCCGTTATTTAATATAAATAATGAATTAGTTTCTATTGAACCAGAATTATCATTGGAAAGATATGAATTAGAATCAAAACAATTAAAAGTTGGTGATAAATTAAAAACAATAGACAATAGTGATTTTGAAGTAATGAGTATTGAAAGATATGAGGGTAAATATTCAACTTATACAATATTTACCGACAACGAAAATTTCTATGCTGGTGGAATACTAGCACACTCAGAGATAAAAATCTCAATAGAAATTATTTAAAATAAAATTGAATAAACAAAAACAAACTGATATTTATTAACATATGACTTGGATAGTAGTAAAACAATATTTTTTAACAGGTTCACAAGACCCTGATTGGGCAACAAAACAACAATTTTGGAGTCAATTAAGTGGTTCTGGTGATACTCAAACTTTTTCGTTTGATGATGAACAAGAAGCCTGGGAAAAAGCAATTGAACTACAAAACGAAGATAGTTCAGGTCGTAGATATAAAGCAGTTAAACAATAAGGAGTTACAAAATGGCTGAAGAAACAAAACTAAAAAGTCAAATGAGTGATGGTGAAGCGGTAAAATTTTCTGAAGAAGAGCTTCAATCATTACAAGAGTTACAAAATACTTATGCAGGTATTTCGACTCAGTTTGGTCAATTAAAAGTTAGTAAAATGAATTTAGAAAGACAATTTAATTCATTAGAACAATCAGAAGAAGCGTTAGAAAAAGCGTGGGACGATAATCGTCAAAAAGAAACTGAATTAGTTCAATCTCTAACTGAAAAATATGGCCCAGGTTCTTTAAATCCACAAACAGGTGAATACACACCAGTTAGTGCTGAAGAAATCAAAGACAACTAAAAAAATTAGTATCGTATAACACTTTTGAGATTATAAGCTGATATTTATTATTAGTTTTAATTTCAATCAATCGGAGAAAAATAATGGCAGAAAGAATAGTTAGCCCTGGTGTATTTACACGAGAAAAAGACTTATCATTCTTACCACAAGGAATTTCTGAGATTGGTGCCGCATTAATTGGGCCTACACAAAAAGGGCCAGCGTTCACACCAACAATCATCAGTAGTTTTAGTGAGTTTGAAGAGATATTTGGAACTTTAGATTCTCGTTTTTATGTCCCTTACACGGCTAAACAATACTTAAAATCTGCTGGTACAGTAACAATTGTTAGAGTTCTTGCAATTGGTGGTTATCAAGCCAACACTATTGACCTTATGGTCTCAGGTTCAACTGCTAATACGGCTGAATCTTATTCACATAATAAAATATTGTCAGTTTTAGCACCAACGAGACTTTCAATGGGTGTAGGAGAATTTACAAGTTCAATGAAAGTTGTCGAAAATGTAACAGGTTCTTTTAAATTAGCTGTAACTTCATCAACCGGTAATCTAGAAAAAACAATTTCTTTTAATACTTCTAGTGCACTTTACATTGATAAAGTTCTATCTAATGACCCACAAAACAATTCTGAACCAGTATATTTGTATAAAAACTTTAAATCATTTCACGGAGATATCATCAATAAACTAACAGGTAGTTTTGGATTTGCTTCTAGTTCAATAAATGGACTAAATTTATCAGATGGAGCAACTGCATTCAATTCAGACGGAACAGCCGCTACTTGGACAGGTAATTCTGACTATCAGTATGCAAGAACACCTTACATACAATCACAGAATATTGGTGGTTCTAGGTCTGATTTGTTTAGAGTTTACACTCGTTCACACGGAAGTAATGTAAATGAACACTTCAAAATCAACATCTTAAATGTAAAAGATGCTGGTAGTGTTGCTGGTTCTGATTACGGAACTTTTTCATTACAAGTGCGTTCAGTAAACTTTAATAACAATTCAAGTAGACCCGGAAATGATTCAGTAATGGAACAATTTGACAATTTAACATTTGACCCAAGTTCAACAAATTATTTTGCAAGAGCAATTGGTGATAGACACACATCTATTGACTCAAATGGTAAATTAACTTTTTATGGTGATTATCCAAACAAAAGTAAACACATTAGAGTAGGAGATTTTTCTAATTTAGAAACTTTCCCAACTACTGTGGTGCCTTTTGGATTCAATAAACTATATGTTCCTTTCTTATCAACACAAGTAGCCGCTACACAAATTGTAACAGCTTCATTTAAATCAAATCAAAGTTCATCAGTATCAGACTTTGACCAAAATACATTTTATGGGTTTGACTTTGGTAATCTCAATAATAGAGAATACCTATCACCAATCCCATCAACTGCCGCAGTAGGTAGTAATGTAACAATGTCATTGGAAAATATGTTAGGTTCTGACGGAGCTACATCAGTAGCATCAACTTTCGCAGACCAAACAGAATTGATAACACTTTCTAATTCAGCAATAGAACAAAGAAAGTTCTCAGTTCCTTTCCAATGGGGATTTGATGGTCAAAATCCAGCAACTCATTATGCTGTTGGAACAGACATTGCAGGTTCAAACACACAAGGATTTAACTTAAACACTTCAGCAGATAGTGGTTCTATTGTTTACAAGAGAGCTATTAACGCAGTAAGTAATCCTGACGAGTTTGATATCAATATGATGGTATTACCTGGTGTAATTCACGGAACTCACTCAACAGTAACTAATCACGCAATCAATAAAGTAGAAGATAGAGCGGATACTTTCCTTATCCTTGACGCTGCTAAGTATGGTGATTCAGTAGATACTGTAACAAGTAATATAAGTTCACTGGATTCAAACTTTACAGCAACTTATTACCCTTGGGTAAAAGTCATAGACGAAAATACTAACAGACCAACTTGGGTGCCACCTTCAGTTGTTTTACCTGGTGTCATTGCATTCAATGACGAGGTAGCTTTTGAATGGTTCGCTCCAGCAGGTCTAAATCGTGGTGGTTTAGCAGATGTTGTTGAAGCACAAACAAGACTAACTCATAGTGAAAGAGATAAGTTGTATGAAAATAGAGTTAACCCAATCGCTACTTTCCCTGGACAAGGTGTTGTAGTATTTGGACAAAAAACTCTTCAAGGAAAACCAAGTGCATTAGACAGAGTAAATGTGAGAAGATTATTGATTTCTTTAAAGAAATTTATCGCATCAACTTCTCGTTTCTTAGTATTTGAACAGAACACAACAGCAACAAGAAATCGTTTCTTAAATGTTGTTAATCCTTTCTTAGAGGATGTTCAGTCAAATAGTGGTTTAAGTGCATTTAGAGTGGTTATGGATGATACAAATAACACTCCTGACGAAATCGACAGAAATCGTTTAATAGGACAGATATTTATTCAACCTACACGAACAGCAGAGTTTATAGTATTAGACTTTGTAGTTCAACCAACAGGTGCTACATTCCCTGAATAATAGTTAAATAAAGAAAAAGCCCCACTTTTTAGTGGGGTTTTTTTTAGCACATAAAACTTCTAAAAAACTTTCAAAACATAATGAAATATATTTAATCATTTTTTCGGTTTCGTTATATTTATTACTGAATATGAAACACGGAGATTTATAATGGCTGAACTATTAGACCCATCAGAGATTATGTTTACACCTTTTGAACCTAAAACACAGAATAGGTTCATTATGTATATTGAAGGTATACCAGCCTTCACAATCAAAGCAATGAATAGACCTTCTATTCAGTTTGATGAAGTGGTATTAGAACATATTAATGTTAAAAGATATGTTAAAGGTAAAGGTGCATGGCAACCATTAGAAATCACCTTATATGACCCAGTAGTTCCATCAGCCGCTCAAGGAGTAATGGAGTGGATTAGAGAACATCACGAATCAGTAACAGGTCGTCAAGGTTATTCTGACTTCTACAAAAAAGATATTACTTTTAATTTATTAGGACCAGTCGGAGACATTGTTGAAGAGTGGACTTTAAAAGGAACTTACATTGAAGCAGCTAACTTCGGAACATTGGATTATGCAACATCAGACCCAGTTGAAATTGCATTAACTCTAAAATATGATTATGCAATCTTACAATTCTAAGGATAGAATATGAGTTATCAAACACCTAAATTTAGTAAAATTACAAAAGTAACA